GAAAGTACTGAGTATCAATAAGTTATGAATCTAAGTGATTCTTAAAGATTCTCATATTTATATAAAAGAATTAGGAGATTATAAATGGCAGTAAACATTCCAATATGGCCGGGTTCATCATCATTTTCAGCTGGTAATACACCATTTGGACATTATGATTCCGATACAGAGTTCATATCATCAGTTGATAAGACAGCTGGGTGGTGCGCAAAGAGACTAGGTTATCCTATAGTTGATATAGAACTACAGGATATAAATTTTTATGCTTGTTTCGAAGAAGCAACTACAGAATACTCATCTCAAGTTAATCAATTTAACATTAGAGAAAATTTACTTAATTTAAAAGGACATTCTACATCATCTAATCTATCACAAACCCAACTTGATGCAAACTTAGGTGGTTTAGTAACATTAGCAAAAGATTATGGTTCTGAAGTAGGTAGTGGTGGTAGTGTAACGTATTATACAGGTTCATTTGAAGCTAAAAAAGGACAACAAATTTATGATTTAAAGGATATTTCCAATTCAAGCGCATCTTTAGAAGTTGGTACTCCTGGTGTTGATAAATTTGAAATAAAAAGAATGATGCACAACGCTCCACCTGCTATGGTAAGATACTTTGACCCATTTGTAGGAACTGGTTTGGGTTCACAACAAATGATGGATACATTTGGTTGGGGTAATTATTCACCAGGTGTTTCATTTATGATGCAACCACTTTATGATGATTTATTAAGATTACAAGCTATTGAATTTAATGATATGGTTCGTAAATCTCAATATGGGTTTGATATTCAAAACAATAGAATTAGATTATTTCCAATTCCAAACGACCCATACACAGTACATTTTCATTATGTATTAGAATCAGAAAGAAACAATCCAGTAATTGCTAATTCCGTAGTATCTGATTTCTCAAATGCTAAATATGATAGAATTAAGTATAGTAATATAAACCACGTTGGAAAACGATGGATTGAGAAATACACATTAGCATTAGCTAAAGAAATGTTAGGTGCAGTAAGAGCTAAGTTTAGTTCAGTACCAATTCCTAACTCAGAAATAACATTAGATGGGGCAGATTTAAGAAGTGAAGCATCTACAGAGAAAGAAATCTTAATCTCAGAATTAAGAGAAAACTTAGAAGCTACTTCTAGAAAAGCATTGTTACAAGCACAACAAGAAGAATCAGAAGCAATGGAATCTACATTGAGTAGAGTACCTAGAGCAATTTATATAGGGTAAATTATGGCACTATTCGGTGGACAAAGAGATATGGCTCTGTTTAGTAAAATAAACAAAGAGTTAATAACGGATATCATAGATACCGAAGTGTATTACTATAAGCTTATTATAGAAGATACTAAATCTAACTTATATGGTGAAGGTAAAAACAAAGTATATTATAATCCTGTAAAAATCCCAACATTAGTTGATAGAACCAATGCAGAACAAATATTTGATGAGTTTGGGGCATCTTATACTAGAAATGTAAACTTTTACTTTCTAAGAGATATTTTAGTAGAAAAAAACATATTTCCTGAATTAGGTGATGTAATTGAGTGGAATGATGAACAACACATTGTAGATGTAACATTCCAAAACCAATTTGTTGCTGGTAAGAATCCCGAACATTGGGATGGTGGTGATAAACAAGGGTATAGTGTATCTATTATATGTGAAACGCATGTAGCTAAGAGAAGTCAACTAAAATTAAAAGATGATTTTAGAGTAGGTGTTAATAAAAACAACAACGATTTACCAGTAGGAATCTAATATGGCTCAAAGATATAGAACAAACAGAAACGATAAGGTTGATTTGAAAAGAACTCAAAGTTCTACTTCAGATGACCCAATATTGAATAAAGCAAAACAGATTTCCCGTAGAAATGATGATGTTAAAAATATTCAAGTTGGTATTTATGATATAGATTTAGCATTTAAAGATTTTTTAGAAAGAGATGTTAAACCTATAATAGAAGAAAATGGTAAGTTTATTCCTGTTCCTGTAATTTATGCATCTCCTGAAAACTGGTCATCGGCTCAAAAAGAAGGGTTTCTTAGAGATAATAATGGTAAAGTACAAACACCTCTTATTTCATTTAAACGAAATTCATTGGATGTTAATACCGAAATATCTAAACTAAAAGTTAGAACAGATGAAGATTCATCTCAATCTTTTATTAAAAAATATTCAAAAGAAAATAGATATGACCAATTTTCTATTTTACAAGACCAAAAACCAGTACAAGAGAAATACATAGTAGATAGACCTGATTATGTGAATATTGCATATGATGTAATTATATGGTGTGATTTTATGGAAGATTTGAATAAAGTAGTTGAACAAATAGTATATTTTCAAGGTGGAACATTTGGACAGAGGTATAAGTTTCAAATCAAAGGAGAATCATACTCATTTGATACTACCAATGGAGTTGGAGAAGAGAGAATCGTTAGAAGTAATGTATCACTTACAGCAAAAGCTTATTTAGTACCAGAACAGACTGGTTTAAAGATAAATACTCAGAAAGCATTTGGTACTTCTAAGATAGTTTGGAAAACAATTCCAAAAATTTAATCTTTACAAAAAAATTATCATATTTATATACACATAAAGTATAATAATTAAATTTAAAAACAAAAGTTATGGCACAAGTTAAAGAAATCAAAGAAAAAGAAGTAATCAATATTGAAGAGAAAGATATTGAAAGAGTTAAGAAGTTTAGAGCTGATTATGCAGAAACAACTGCAAGAATGGGTGAAATAGAGGTAGAATTATTAAATGCTGAATTACTTTTAGAGAATATAAAAGTAGCAAAGGATGAACAAATCGAAAAGTACAAATCATTAAGATTAGAAGAAGTTAATATTAGTAGTGAATTTAATGAAAAGTATGGACAGGGTGAGTTTAACTTAGAAGAAGCAACCTTTACACCTATGGCATAAATATAATCGTTTGAGATTTTTTAATGTATTTATAGATATAATAAAAACCAAAAGAAATTAATAGGAGAATCAAATGGCAGAAAGAATAGTAAGTCCCGGAGTATTTACAAGAGAAAAGGACTTGTCGTTTCTACCTCAAGGGATTGGCGAAATTGGAGCAGCATTAGTAGGTTCAACAGTAAAAGGACCAGCATTCGTTCCAACAACAGTATCATCATTTTCAGAGTTTCAACAAGTATTCGGTGGATTGACAGAAGATTCATACCTACCATATACTGCACAAGCTTATTTAGAAGATGCTGGAACAGCAACAATCGTTAGAGTATTAGGAAAAGACGGGTACACTCTAGAAAACCCAATCGCATTATCAGTATCATCATCGCTTGGTACTAAGGTAGTAGCAGTATTACACCCAACACATGAAATCGTATCAGATGTAGACGTATTTGATGATGCACTAATTGCAGACCTTAATGGTTCAGCTAGTGTATCAGCATCACTATTTACTTTAACAGTAGATGGTTCTGAAGCAGTAACAAAATCGTATTCAGCATCATTAAATCCAACAAATGATAATTACTTTACAAAATCATTTGGATTTTCACCAAGAGGTGCAGAAGAAGCTTATGTTTTATCAAACTTTAAAACATTCCAATCAGCATCATTCGCTAAAACTGGTGAGATTCCTGTAGTAACAATAGATAAAGCTAAAGATATTGATTACTCAAAAGCATATACTGAAGCATCAACACCATTTATTACATCACAAAAAGTTGGTGGTAACACTACTAACTTATTTAAGTTCCATACATTATCACATGGTACTGCAACTAACTATGAATTTAAAATCGGTATTCAAGATGTTAAACCAGCTGGTTCAGTTCCTGGTTCTGAATATGGTTCATTTACTGTAGTTGTAAGAAGAGTTGACCAAGATAAGATTGCTGGTTCACCATTCGTAGGAGTAGTTGATTCAGATATCAGACCTAACTTAGTTGAATCTTTTCAAGGTGTTAACTTAGACCCTAATTCACCAAATTATATCGTAAGAGTAATTGGTGATAAGTACATTACTGTAGATGATGATGGTAAATTATCAACTAATGGTGATTACGCTAACAATTCAGAAAATATTAGAGTTGAAGCAACAGCAGCAGTGAATAATGGAGCAATTGATGAAAGTTTAGTACCTTTCGGATTTGGAGCATTACAAAATCCATTTGGAAGTAAACTTACAATACCTTCACCAACAATGGTAGCTGACCAAAAAATCAATCAATCATACAATCCTAAGAAATTTTGGGGATTAAATTTTGATTTTGCAACAACAGATAATAGAAACTTCCTTTCACCAACTCCTGATTCGGCAACGGCAGTAGTAGGTACGGCATTCTATTTAGGTGATTACAATCAAGATGCTGGAGCTAATTATCCTTCATCAGCATCACCTAATAGTGGAGCAATATCATTGAATGATGCTAATACTTCGATTAACTCTCGTAAGTTCTTAGTACCATTTCAAGGTGGGTTTGATGGATTCAAACCAAATAGAGTTGTTTCTTTAGGAAACGATATCATAGCAGGTAATACACAAGGATACGATTGTTCATCAAATACAGCAACAGGTACATTAGCATACAGAAAAGCAATAAACTCTGTATCTAATCCTGATGAATTTGATATCAATATGTTAGTTTTACCAGGTCTTATTCACAGATTACATTCTTCAGTAACAACATTTGCTAAAGATATGTGTGAAGATAGACAAGATACATTCTTTATTATGGATGCATCAGCATGGAGTGATTCAATATCAACTGCAACTAACGCAGTTCAAGCATTTGATTCAAACTATGTAGCATCTTACTACCCTTGGGTTAAGATATTGAATACTGATAAAAACAAACCTGTTTGGGTTCCGCCATCTGTAGTACTTCCGGGTGTTATAGCATTTAATGACCAAGTTGCAGCCGAATGGTTCGCACCTGCTGGTTTAAATAGAGGTGGATTAACTTCAGTAATTGAAGCTAAGACAAGATTGACTAGAGTTGAGAGAGATGCACTTTACGAAGGTAGATTGAATCCTATCGCAACATTCCCTGGTCAGGGTGTAACTGTATTTGGACAGAAAACATTACAAGCAAAACCATCGGCATTGGATAGAATCAATGTAAGAAGATTGTTAATAGCAGTGAAGAAATTCATCGCATCATCTACTCGTTACTTAGTGTTTGAAAACAACACAGCAGCTACGAGAAATAGATTCTTATCAATCGTTAATCCTTACTTAGAATCAATTCAACAAAGACAAGGTTTATACGCATTTAAAGTGAAGATGGATGAAACCAACAACACACCAGATGTAATTGATAGAAATATAATGGTTGGTGAGATATTCTTACAACCAGCTAAAACAGCAGAATTTATAGTTCTTGATTTCAATGTACTACCAACTGGAGCAGCATTTCCAGAATAGTATATAAATAATATCTTAGTTCCCCTAATAATTTTAGGGGGACTAACTATTTTTTAAAAAGAACTATATTTATATTAAAGAATTAGAAACAGAGGAAAACAAAAATGGCACAATTATTAGACCCAACAGAAGTAATGTTTACATCATTCGAACCGAAGATGTCAAACAGATTCATTATGTATGTAGAAGGAATTCCGGCATACTTAGTGAAAGCCGCCAACAGACCTGAGATAGCAAATGGTAAAATTACCATTGACCATATTAATGTTAGAAGATATGTAAAAGGTAGAAGTGAGTGGAGTAGTTTATCAATATCATTGTATGACCCAGTAGTTCCTTCAGCAGCACAAGCAGCTATGGAATGGGTAAGATTACACCACGAATCAGTAACGGGCCGTGATGGTTACTCTGATTTCTACAAAAAAGATATCACATTTAACAGTTTGGGTCCTGTAGGTGATAAAGTAGAAGAGTGGACATTAAAAGGAGCATTTATCGAAACAGCAAAGTTCTCAGATATGGACTATACTGGTGAAGATATCGCAACTGTAGATTTAACACTAGCATACGATTACGCAATATTACAATATTAATTTCAGATTGTTATATTATATAGTATAAATTGAATATTTAGAAACCTCTACAGAAATGTAGGGGTTTTTTCGTTTAATTAATATTATTTGTATATTTATATATGGTTAACCAACATTAAATAAGTTTTAAAACGAGAAACGTTATGAGTAAAGAAAAATTACAAGATGATTACAAACAACCAGTATCTTCAGAAGATATGGTTGAGCTCGCTAAACAGCAATATGAGCAAAAAAAGGTTTCTGATTATAAATTTCCAACAGAAATCGTAGATTTACCTTCTAAAGGTCTTATATATCCAAAAGAAAACTCTCTATCAAGTGGAAAAGTAGAGATGAAGTATATGACTGCTAAAGAAGAAGATATCCTAACTACCCAATCTTACATAAAAGATGGTTCAGTATTGGATAGATTATTTCAATCCTTAATTATATCAAATGGAGATGGAGCTCCCATAAAGTATGTAGACCTAACTTTAGGTGATAAAAACGCAATTATGATAGCTGCCAGAGTATTAGGATATGGTAAAGATTATGAGGTAGAGATTGATGACCCAACACAACCAGGTACAATGCAGAAAGAAACAATTGATTTAACTCAATTTGAATCTGTGGAATACGATGGTTCAGGTCAAACAGAATTACATAAAAATGAATTCGAATTCGATTTACCCCAATCTAAACGAAAAGTTACTTTTCAAGCATTAACTGAAAGTAAAGAACGAAAAATCCAACATCAATTAGAAGCACAAAAGAAAGCGTCTAGAAAGATGAACGATAAAACGGATAAACAACTTACTATTAGATTAAAAAATACAATAGTATCAGTAGATGGTGATACAGACCAAACTACAATCAATCACTTCGTAGAAAACGAATTATTTGCGGTAGACTCTAGGGCTCTCAGAACGCATATAAACAAAGTTATTCCAGATATGGTGTTAACATACGAATTTATTTCTGAAGAGACCGGGGAAAGGAGAGATATGCTACTGCCTATGGGGCTTGGGTTTTTTTGGCCTCAATCTTAACTATAGGAAAGTACTACACTCTCACATTTTTGATTTAATATTCCACGGAAATGGTGGATTCAACTTTACTGATGTTTATAATATGCCTGTTTGGGCTAGGAAGTTCTATATAAGTAAAATTGTAGAATGGAAGCAAGAAGAAAACAAACAACAACAGAAAGCAATGAAAAAGGCAAAATCAAAAAGAAGATAAAATTAATACCCAACAGATTTTTTGATGATTTGTTGGGTATTTCTATATTTATATACAACTAACAATTTAGGGATACAATATTATGGCAAAAATAAAAATAAAAGAACTCAAACAATTGTTTACAGAACATGGACTTGATGAAGGTATGTTTGATATATTCAAAAGGAAGAAAAAAAAGCTAGATGCTAAATTAGCTGTTATCAATAAAGATTTAGATAATATAATTGATGATGCACCAACCGAAGCAGGAAAAGAAGCATTGAAAAATCTGCGAGCACATTTGGCTAAGATGCAGGCAAGAGGTACTTACTAATAAACCTCTATAGGGATTTGAATGGCAAGTAAACAAGACATACAAGCAGCTAAAGAACTCGCTAAATATCAAAAAGAGCGAGAAAAAGCACTTAATAAGGAAAAACGCTTAATTAGGGACCAGACTAATTTGTCTAAGATACTGTTGCAAACTGTTAATGAAAACGTATCTGTTAATGAAAATAATAATGCATTACAGCTAAGTATAGCAAAAAAGCTTGAAGATAGAATTAGTACTACAGAAGCAATAAAACTAATAGATGAATCTATAACATCAATTTTAGAAGAACAAGCTAAGCTTGGAGAAGAAATTGATTCCAGCTTTTTAAAAGGCCTAGAGTCCCAACGTGAGATATTTGCTCATATGGAAGAAATAGCCAAAGCTACAGAGTACGTTTCACAATTAGAAAAAGATAGAGAGAAAACTCTTGGTAACATATTAGGATTAGATGATGATATAGCTAAAGCAGTGGGTGCTGGGGCTATAGCCGCTCTTGCTATGAATAAAGCATTTGAAAATGTTGGAGCATCATTAACTAAGCATGTAGATACAATGAAAGATATGGTAACTCAGCAGGGGTTGAGTGTACGTGAAGCTTTGACACTAAAAGGTTCTGTTGATGCAGCATCATTTAGTATGACAGGGTTAATCTATGGTTCAGACCAATTAGCAGTTTCAGCTGAAGCTATAGCCACAAAATTTGGTAATGTAAACGCAGCAACAGGAGAGATGATAAAATCTGTTACTGAAGTAGCAACACTTACAGGAGATGCAGCATCAGCAACTGATTTAGTAACTACATTCCAAAATGCAGGAATGGAAGCTGAGGATGTTAGTGGACATATAAAAGAATTAGCAGAAAAACATGGTGTAAACGCCAAAAAGATGATGGAAGGTATGGCAGGCCAAATGAGTATCCTTAGAGGTAAAACTCAGGAACAATTGGATGTTATATTAGAAGGTAATGCCGCTTTAATTAAGCAAGGTACTAATATGGAAGAAATCCAAGCTATAGCTGAAGGGGTGTTGGATATAGAAGGTAATATGAAGGCAGCTGCTAAAGCTAGAGTGATGTTAGGTAGAGATTTGAACAACAATGCAGTTAGACAAGCAGCATTAGATGTACAGAGTGCATCTAGTGATGAAGAAAGAATTGTTGCTCAAAAAAGATTAGCTGAAGAAATCTTAAAAGGTGTTGGTGGACAAAAAGCATTCGCTGATATGAGTATCAAAGAAAAAGAAATAGCTGCACAATCTTATGGAATGACAACAGAACAATTATCTGTTATGATGGAAAAGAAAAGAGTTCAAGACGAACTTACAGCAAAGTATGGTGATTCAGCAGATACTATAATGGCAATTCAA